TGCGCGGCGACGAGAAGCTCAAACTGCGTACCCGGCGACAGCTCGCCCGAGATCGAGCCCTCGACGCGCCGCAGCCCGTGGCGGAAATCGGTGATCTGCCGGTCGGTGCGGATCTCCTCGGACTGGTAGGAATCCTTGACCAGGTTCAGCGACGACGAGACCCGCCGCAGCACCTGACCGCCAGACGTGCCGGGGTCGGTCGCGGTATCCGGCTCGCTGTTGGCCGTGATCGACCCGCTGCTGTAAGCCTTGTAGACGATGCGCGACTGCACGCCTTCGGAAATTGGCATCTCGGGTCTCCTTACCCTTGGAACCTGTATTGAAACGGGATCGACGCGCCGCGACTATACCACGCGCCGTTCGAGCGTGTTGTGTCGTCGATGCCGACGATAGGTCCGACAAAAGTCAGATTGCCCGCGCGCCGCGCGCGGAGCGCCACGACGGCGGCATCGAGGAGATCGAGGGTGACGTCCTCGCCGATGCCGACCTCAGAGAACACGCGCACCGCGACCGCGCCGAACCAGAGCCGCTCGTTGGCAAGCGACCCGCCGCCGAACGCGCGCATCTCCTCGCGACTGAACTCGGCGTGCAGGTGCAGCCAGTGCTGCACCTCGCCCGGGGTCGGCGTGTCGGGGTGGTCGTTCTGATGCCAGATGACGCGATAGGTCTCGCCGTGCGGCCAGCGCGCGTCCCAGACTGCTTTGATCTCGGTGCGGATGGTTGTCCTGAGGCTCATGCCCGGTACTCATACGTCCAGGGCATCATCGTGCCGCGCACGAACCACGCGCCGTCCTCGGTCGCGCTGTCAAAGATCTCGGTCGAGCCCTCGATGAACGACAGCCCGGCCTCGCGGCGCGAGCGGTAGACACCGACCGCGTCATCGAGAAGGTCGAGCGCGGCGTCGTCGCCATAGCCTGTCTCCGCGATGACACGGATCTCGACCGTCCCGCGCCACTCGCGGTCAGATGCCTCGCGACCGCCGGCATAGGCGCGAATGTCCTCGCCGTCGAAGTCGATCATCACATGCACCCACGCACGCGCCTCGCCGGGCTCTGGGACGCTCTCGTTGTCGTTCTGCTGCCAGAGTACCCGGTAACTGGTTCCATGCGGCCAGCGGGCATCCCAGGCGGTCCTGATGGCATCGCGGATGACGCGCAGCGTGCCGGGAGGCGCGATAAGCTGGATGCGCGGCGGAATGCCGCCGATGGCGATGGCCGCAGCGGCGACCTCGATGGCCTTGCCCGCCGCGAGTGTCGGAGACGCGGCGGTGAGCGTGATGGTGGCGGCAGGGACCGCGATGGACTTGCCCGCCGCCAGCTGCGGCGCAAGCGCCGCGAGAACCTGAGCCGAGGCGACCGGGACGGCGATGGATTTGCCCGCGCTGATCGACGGCGCTTCGCCACCGAGGAGGATGGTGGCGGTCGGCGGCGCGATGCTGGCCCCTGTTGACGCCTGGATCGTCGGTGGCGCGGCAGAGAGCGTGATGGTGGCCGAGGGTGCCGCGACGGACTTACCCGCTGCCAGCGACGGAGAAAACGCGGTCAGCGTGATCGTGGCGGCAGGAACCGTGACGGCATCGCCGACCGAGACGGTCGGGGCAGATGCCGACAGCGCGATGGTCGCCGCCGGAACCGCGACACGCTTGCCCGCGCTGATCGACGGAGCGCTGCCCGCGAGGCTGATCGTCGCGGCCGGGATGGCGACGCTCTTGCCGGTCCGGATCGCCGGAACCTCGCCGCCCATGAGGATGGCAGCGACGGGAACGACAATGCGCTTGCCCGCCGAGATTGCTGGAGCGTTGCCCGCGAGGCTGATCGCGGCAGCAGGAATGACGACGCTCTTGCCCGTTGCGAGGCTCGGCGCGCTGGCCGCGAGCGAGATGGTCGCCGCCGGAACGACGATGGACGGCCCCGTCGCGGCCTGGATGGTCGGCGCAAGGCCCGCGAGCGTGATTGTCGCGGCGGGAGCGTCGATGCGTTTTCCAGCGCTGACCACCGGAGCGGTGGAGGCGAGCGTGATAGTCGCGGCCGGGACGGCGACGCTCTTGCCCGCCGCGAGGCTCGGAGCATTCGCAGCGACGATGATCGTCGCGGCGGGAGCATCGATCCGCTTGCCCGCGCTGACCACCGGAGCGGTCGATGCGAGCGTGATCGTCGCGGCGGGGACTGTGATACTCTTGCCCGCCGCGATGCTCGGTGCATTCGCGGCGACGATGATCGTCGCGGCGGGAGAGGTGACCGTGGCTCCTGCCGCCGCCACGCCGTAGAGATTGGCGAAGAGGAACAGCAGCCCTTGGATGGGCGTGAAGGTCTGGATCGCGCTAGGCGCGATGCCCGCGACGGTGATCGTCGCGGCAGGAACATTGATCGTCGTGGCTGGCGTCGCGCCAGCACCAGACGCGCCGAGCGGTGTCGATGCTAGCGGCGCGGATCCGAGCATCGCTTACTCGGTCGGTTCTTCGTCAACAGCAGGTGGCGCGGGCGGGATCTCGACTTCGCGCCAGGTCTGCCGCATCGCACCCTCGCGCATCTCGGGCTCGGCCTCGACCAACATCATGCCGGGAGCCGGACGCCAGCGCGGCGTCGGCAGGACGAGCGGGATGCCCGCGCGCTTCAATGCCTCGATGTTTGCGCCTTCGGGGATCGAGCCGTCAGGATTGAGGAGAAACTGCTTCACGCCCATGAGATCACTCGCACCCATCCGTCGCCGCCGTTGCCGCCCGCGCCGCTCGCAAAGCCGTTGTCGCTCGCTGCGCCGCCGCCGCCGCCGGACCCGTAGATGCCATTACCGCCAGCGCCCGTGGCTTGGCCGGTGGCGTAGGAGCCGCCTCCCGCTCCCGCAGTCACGACCAAGTCAAAAATTGTTGTGCTTGAAGAATTTGAGCCATTCCCACCAGATGTTCCACCTGATGCGCCCACAATGTCGGCTGACAATAGACCGTTTTTAGTTGTGCTTGGAGCTACGATAGAGCCTCCACTTCCACCTGCTGTCGAAAGTGTAACTGTTGCGGCCTGTCCACCGCCAGCACCGCCACCAGTAGATGACAGAGTTGTCGATTGAGCGCCGTTCGATCCTGTGCCCGTCCCTCCATTGGCGCCGGACAAGCCGGTGTCTGAAATAGATGAGGTCGAGCCTCTTGGTTGCCCACCCCCGCTTGAACTGGTTTGTCCACCAAACCCTCCATTCCCTAAACCAGATGAAAAGTGAGAGAATGTTGATGCCGTGCCAGCTGATGCACTATTTCCATTTGATGAGTCAGACGTTTGACTTGTTCCGCCCGTTCCGCCAGCTCCGACTACGACTGTTTCTGTGGATGAAAAATATGACGCAGGAGCAATAAAAGACAAAATACCAGAAGAAGCTCCCCCTCCGCCGCCGGTTCTGCCCGACGTCGTCGCATACCGCGCCCCCGATCCACCGCCACCGCCACCGCCAATCGCAATCACCTTGACCATTTTGGCCCAAGACGGCTTCGTCCAGGTCGTGCTTCCCGCAGTCGTGTAGGTGTCGATTTTGACCTGCGCGACATCCTCGGCGGCAGCGGTGATCAGCACCGTGGCCGTTCCGGACAGGCTGATCGGATTGTCGCTGTTGCTGCTCTCCAGCACCGTGCGCGAGAGGGTCGTGCCGGACGCGGTGTAGGTGCCCTCCCCGATCTCCCACGCGGTGCCGTCCTCGATGACGTAGCGGACCACGTCACCGTTCGCAATGCCAGCATCCGCAAACGACTGAAAGCCCGCCGCCGCCGAGCCGAGCGTGATTGTGCCCGTGCCGGTTGTGGCAGTGGACATCTTCGCGCGGTTCGCAAGCTTCAGCATGGACTAGATCCTTCGCAGCGTCGAAATCGTCTCTTCGGTCTTCACGATTTCAGCTTCGATTTGGGCGACACGATCAGCGTCGCCGTCCCGGTCAGCGGTCGCCCGCGCGGAGTTGAGCGTAGCGAGGCGGTTCTGCGCGAGGCGGATCAGATCGGAGATGGACATCAGACCAGCACCAGAAGCTCTTGAGTGACCGTCGAGAGGTGGGATTGTAGCAGGACCACGTCGTACTTGTCGGTACCGTCAATCGCCGCGAATGCCGCCATGCGACTACCGATCGTGGCGGTGCCCGCCTGGAGGAAGTCGGTCGGCGTGTACGGTGATAGCACGCGGTTCTTGCTATCGAAGCGGTAGATCTGATTGACCTGGTTTGCGACGTAGATGTTGAGGTAGGTGAAACGCCCTTCGCCGTTGAATGGAGAATAAGCACCACTCGTGCCGACGCCTGTTGCGTTCTGCGCGCCGTCGTATGTGATAGCGCTCGACCAAGCCCCTGTGATGGTGTTGGCGATGTCGAGAGCATCAATCGTCACTGCACCGCCACGGAAAAAGAAGTTGAAGCTGTGCCTCGCGTTGCGCGCGGGATCGGGCTGAATCCCGAACGACGGCATCCACAAGCAGCCCGCCGCATTCGCAGCAGGCCCCGCAGCGAAATACGTTGTGGACCACGCATTCGCAGCGATGCTGTTGGTGCCGTTGTTGATGGTCGCGTCGGTGTAGTTGTAGGTGTACGTCGTCGTGTTGCCGCTGGTCCGCAGCACGATCAGGTTGGGCTGCTCGATGACGTATTTCGCCGTGCTGCTGGGCTGCGTCGTCCACGCGGTGCCAAGCGTGTAGACCGGCGACGCTCCAGCCGTGTGTGAAGCGATGATGCGACGCTGGCCGACCGCAGCGGGCGTGCCGGTGTCTTGAACGATGCGGACCTGGAAATTGCGATACTCGTTTGCGAGAACGACAGCGTCGCCGTCTGCCGCCTGTCCAGTCAGCGAAGACGCGCCCGTCGCGGTGGCAGTCAGCGCCTTCCTCGATACGACGTTCGTGTCGTAGGTGAACCCGCCCTTGATCATGCCCTCGCCGGGCTCGTTGTTGTATGGCGTGTACTGCTCGTCCATGACCAGCAGCGCGCTATCCGTGGCGACGGTGGCTACGAGGTTGGTGGTTGAGAGATTCGAAAGCGTATTCGTGGCGACCTCGTAATTACGCCACGACGCCGCCGCGAGCGCGCCACTCGACAACATAATGACGCGACCAGATAGAAGCTCGTATCGCGCGCCGCTCGCAGGCGTGAACGTGAACGCATTGTCCACGGTGATCGTCGGCGTGGTGCCAGCGGTGTTTCCGACGATGAAGCGTTCCTCGACTTTGCCCGCCGTGGTGTCGGTGATGCGGATCTTGAATCCGTAATCTCCAGAACCGCCACGGTTCGCCAGCATGTTGAGGCCGACTGAGGTCGGCAACGCTGTTGAGAGCGTGAAGCTGGTCGTCGTCGCGCCCGCAGCAATAGTACCGACAGCAGAAAAAGACGGGGCGAAGCACATCGCCGCGCCTGCCGCGACAGCCGCCGCGCCGGGGTTGATCGAGAGCTGCCAGGACTTCGTGACGATGTTGTAGCGGTTCAACACGGTCGTGCTGATGAGGTTCTGCACGAACGGATGACGCGAGACGTCGCTCCGCATGTCGCAGCACATGAGCGTCCCGGCGGCGTGCGCGTTTGGCGAGGGCGCGGTCTGCACCCACTCCAGACGGTCGATGACTTTTTTGAAGTTGTTCGCCATCTGGAGACCTCAGGAAATGCACGCGCGCACGTTGGCGCGCCAGGAAGCGCGAGCCATCGCGCGGGCCATGATCTGCGGCTGTTCGTTGCCGAATGCGGCGAGGTTGCTGACAGAAGTCACCGTTGAGCAAGTTGTGACCGTTGTGACCGTTGTGACCGTGCCGCTTTCGACAAGGACCGTTCCGCGCTGCCGCTGGAGCGACTTGTCGTAGCCGCGCGGAGAGGCCAGCATCTGATAGATGCGGCTCAGCATCCACCAAAGGCCTGTGTCCTGCGTCGGCAGCGGCGCAGCCTCGCTCGTATCCGTCGCACTGCCGTCTGCGCCGTGCGAGACCTTGACGCGCTGGTACAGAACGCCGCCGATGTCGTCGGCGGCG